TTATGTCAGCTGCCAAAAAGATTGCTACAAAGATTCAAAAGAAATTTGAGTCTGGTGCTATTAAACGTGAAGATATTATTCGTGAAGCCGAAGAACTTATGGCAGAATTTCAAGAGAACGATGCTTTTTCATCTTTATTCGGCTCACTTGGCGAAATGCTCAAAAGCAGCGAACGTGAATCAGGTAACGAAGGTTCTGCTCGTCGCCGCGAAGTACAGGAACGTTTACGAAAGCAAAAAGCTGAAAAAGATGCAAAGAAAGCTGCTGGTTTTGTACCCCAAAATATTATTTCTCCTGCTGCTGAAGCAGCTGCCAATGCTGCTATGGCAGAATTACTTGCCGAAGAACCTTCTATTAAGAAAACTAGTAAAGTATCTAAGCGTAAATAAACTATAAACAATTGTACTTTGATATATATACAGTGTATATATAACAATGTTATGTCGTGAAAAACAATGAAAAATAACGAGTATAAGTAAGAGAATGAGTTCAACCCGATGTGCTCCATTTTGGGCTGAGTCGCCGTCCATACTATGGGAGGAGGCCAAAGACTTTTTTCCGTTTCATGCAAAAGCACAAGCCTGTACCTCTACCGCATTAAATAGTTTTACTCGATTTGGCATATATCTCGGTATAATTTTAGCTGTACTATATCGCAGTGGTGCCTATTTAGGTGTATCACTTGGCATAGCTGCTATTTCAGTTGCTTCTTATTATGGCATGAAACAAAAAGGTGTTATTCGTGAAGGATTTACAGATATTGTAACTCCTACATTGTTTGGAGACACATCCCGGAATATCATAGGTGGAGGAGATGTTTCTAACAAGGTTATTGATGATGTTATTGGTAATCAGGATCGCACATTACCCACTGGTCCTAATCCATTTATGAATGTGCTTATAAATGAAATCAAAGATAATCCTACTCGCCCGAGTGCAACGACAGCCGATACACCTGATATGGGACGAAAGTTTAGCGACGAGTTTCAAACACGTATGTATGGCGATCCAACAGATGTGTTTCAACATACACAAAATCAACGTACATGGATAGTTCAACCATCTACAAGTATCCCAAATGATCAAGGATCATTTGCTAACTGGTTATATCGTGTACCTGGACGCACATGTAAAGAAGGTAACGGGGCTGTATGCCATTCTGGTTCAGAAGGTGGACATATTCCTTGGTTAAGTATGCCCTAAATAGAGACATGCCTAGCTGTAAAAAAAAATCTTATGGGTTTAATACTCGAAAGATAAAACATAGTCCTTTTGGTACGCTTTCTCGTACTAAAAAGACATATAAAAATTACAAAAATGGAAAATCTGTAGGCTTTACAGCTCGTAGTTCTCTTAAATCAATGGGGCTTATACCACGATCGTCTGGTTGTTATGTATTAGGGACGAAATATCAGACATAACATCAATATTTACACGTAGTACACGCCGAAAATTTGGTGATACATTAGAATGAGCTAAATTACGAATAGTATACACAGGCTGATGTTTACTTTCAAATACAACTGCCCATACATTTGTGGTTGATTCAAGCATTATGACTTGTTGTGCTACTGGAATAAGTTCCTGAGGCAATTCGTGTAGTATCCGCTTCCAACTACTATCATAAAATGATGAATGAAATGAGTTGTCAGGTACAACCGGATAATCAATATCGCGTACTGAATATACGTGAGCAAATGTATTATTCATAATGAAACTATAATGAATTAGTTATCTTATTATTATGTCAATTTTTACATATTCTATAAAACAAAAAAAATACGTGACGATAGAAGAGATGTCCGTAGCACCATTTCCACGCAGTGCAAATGCCGTGAAGGATGACCTTGTCATCAATGAATTTACACGCACATGGGATGATACATGTGAGGTAGCACAAAATATTCGTGATTCAGCAGGCCCCGGTGTATATCAAGTGACAAACCTAGTACCAGCACAGGCAGCGGCAGCAAAGGTTGAGTATCCTAATCCTACACTTTTAGGACGCGAGGGCTTTGGCTACAACAACCGTGAAATTGATAATGACTCACGTCTTCGTAATGACCAGACACAGGCTGGTCGTCAACGTTGTCCTTTACATGTACAAAGTCGTCCATTTGCAACTGTACCCTACATGGGTAATGGTCGTGGTAATCCCGATGTTGAAAGCTCACTTATCTATGCTGAGTTTGCTCGTATTGAGCGTCCTTGCGGTACAGTAACAGAGACTTTTTTTGATGGACAATTTACACCACTTGTACCCCATTTAGCTCGTCATATACAAAATCCTAAGAACTTAATTCCTGAAGTCGCTGCTTCAGGCTGGATTCGTAGTGGAATTCCATCACGTCAATATGTACGTGACCTCAATTGTTAAATAATTTTATGTTATTATTATGTGAATAGTTTTGCTATAATCACATAATAAAAGTTAATTTAATCAAACTATCAATATTTTTTCACATAATGGACCATGTACATTTTTATCTTTACACGCAAAACAACAATGTGTCCCGCCATTATTGTTTATATTACTATGAAGTCTAAATTTACATAATGGATTTGTACATTTTTTATTAAAATTATAATCCATCAATATTTTTTCACAGTCTGGACCATGTACATTATTGAGTTTACATTGACCACAACAATGAGTAATTATATTGTTATGAATATATCTATTACGTAAAAAACTACATGACTTATTCATACATTTTTGATCGAAATTATGGCCAGAATCTTTAATTTCTAAAAGATTTATTGATACCAATGGTATTTCGTAAATATAATTTGCTATCATTACAAAACCTGATGTCCAATTATAAACACTATACGATTTAATAATACTAGCCTTAGTCAATAATAAAAATTCAAATAATGTATACTTTATTTTATTTATATCTTTATTCACTCCTGTATGTACTATATGATCATTAAATGTAAAAATAGGTGAATGTTGCTTTACATAGTTTTTAAAATGTAATGAATCACTTATTAATATACTATTTGAATCCTTATAATCATTTAAACGGTTTATATGTTTTGTATAATCTGATGCTTTCTGATGGATTATTTCATCATCACCTAATCTAAAATGTAATATATTAAAGTTACTAATTTTTAATTCATTTATCTTTGTATCAATATATTTAGAAAACATATCATTTGGTGTTAATAATGTTTTAATAGATGATATTGTGTGTATACTAGGTTTTTCATTGAATAAATCAATTCCAAAATTTGAAAAAAATAATAATACCTGTTCGTTTTTAAGCGTATTATCTAAATATTCATATATAGATGTTGCCGGTATAAATTTTATATTATTTTTATTTTCTTGAACTAGGTCACTATATTCATGTGGAACAGTTTTTAGTAATCCTGATATAGTATGATGCGTTATATCAATAATACATCTATATCCACGCTTTTCACAATATTGTATTGCTCCTATAGAACCTCGTATCAAATCACCTATACCGCATGATAGTTTATTTGTCCAAACGAGTATAATAGTCTTTAATAAAGAGGATTCCATATTAACATTAATTTAATATTAATTAAACTGTTTTACGTATTTATTGATAAAGATCTGGAAATTTATACAAAATCTATCCGGGATATTTTATTACTATAAGAAGTTTAATGTAATTTAAACAAGACAAGTATATTGTCATGTTTTTTAAATTATTTACCTGTTAATAAATCAACCCCGACCCTGTTCTTTTTATTTTGCTGTTGTAGGAATAATGGATATCTCCAGCACCAATGCCCCTTGGAACTCCGCTTGGAATCGTATTGGTTCAACGGATATGGCGACAGTTCGTGACCAACAATCTGCTGGTATGTTTTCATATACACAGATCCCCCAGAAGTTTGAAAATCCTAATAAGTGCCGTAACGCGTTAGGCTTAGTTGGTGGTTCTGAAGTATCAAACATTGGTGGTAATATAGTTGATTTAGAGTCTGACTTGTTTGGAATCACCCGGGTTCAAAGTAAGTGTATTGCCCGTCAATATCAACCAGCATGTGCATTAGGCGGACCAGAATGCCCAGATACACCCCCATCATTTTCTTTTCGTGATAAATCTACTGGAGTCGTAAGCACTGTAGATACAACACCTCGTAATTTACCTACATGCCAGTATGTAACATATCCTGGTGTTGGTACACCCGCAAAATTAAAGACAGATACATGCTATCCAATGCGCTTTTAAATTTAATTAACTACATCAAACACGGGTTTTATATCCATGTTTGACTTATTTTATTGGCCCCACGTAAGAGAACAATGACGGATGTTGCCAGTCAGATGAAAATCAAGGAGCAATCCTTTAATCGTCGCACATATGATGGTTGTAAGACTAGCGATGATCTTCGTGTTACTACTGGACCTGGTCGTTATCAACTTGATGCTCCACCGCAGTTTTGTAACGCCGCTTTTGTTCCCGAACCAACAACTCGCATACAGAAATGGGGTGCCGCTCAAAATGCCGATTACGCAAAGACTGATGTAGAATCTGATTTATTTAATATCAATCGTCCTACAACTAAAACAGTATGTAATCAATATGATCCTGCTAAGGATAAAATTAATAAGGCTGCAGCAACTAATGCCAAAGAACAATCTTTTCCACAAACCTTTTCCCGGTTAGTTGACCCTCCCTGTACATTACGATCTACTGGCTGGAATCGCTGGGAATGGTTATGCGATAACCCACAAGAAGGGGTTATGATGCCCTTTGATAACTATGTTACAACTCGCTTAGCTGCTAAGGATCAATATCGTCCTTGTATTCCTAAACCTATTAACTCTACAACTATATTACCAAATCCTATGCCATATGACGAAAGTATTGGTAAATTTGAAGGTTTACAAACAGGTGCTTTAGCCGATATTAATGCCTCTATGTCACGAGCCTTAGAATCATTTCCTCGTGGTGTCGATGTACTCCCGGCTGCTCCAACAGCATTAGTAGGTGTAAACCCTGCTCCTGTATATCCACCTGCTGTTGCTATGGCACCTCGCAATCTTGTAAGTAAGTTTTAAATACTTTATAAATACGAATGCGTGATATCAATATATTACACATTAGTCTGAAAAACAAAAGGAATCTTAGACGCCCATTATAGAAGTATGGAGACAGTAGCCGCACTTGCTGCAGGTCTAGGTCTACTTGGACTCGGTTATGCCGCTAGTCCAGGTCTAGCAAAAAATAATGAAGGATTTACTGATTCTACACGTACTGTTGCACCAGGAGCCGATCGTACACCAAGAGGACAAAAAACTGTTCCAGGTAAGCCACGTCAGGCATCCTATGCCTCTGCCGGTGGATATGACTTACAATTTCAAATACCTGCTGGTGGATCGTTACCTTCCGAACCTAATCCATCACAATTACAGGCTATGCCTACTCATTTTCCTGTATCTCCAATTTCATTACCTACGCAATCAGATCCTACTGCCAATGCAATTCTTCAAACACGTCCTGACCGATGGGAAGATGCAACACCACGTAAAAGTTTTGTATCCGCATTAAGTGGTGTTGAATTCCGTGAGGGAGAATTTAAACATGCTAATATGGTACCATTTGCGAAAAAGTTTACACAAAGTGTTATGGATAATGCTAATGCTCAAGTCTTAGATAACTATACTGGATCTGGTAAGACATTATATGAAAAACGTGAACAAACACCATTTTTTGAGCCTACTAAAGAACCTATTGGTAATCCTTTTGGATTCGAATCTACAACTGATTTTATGGAAAGTCGTGTAGTCGAATCTCGTAATCGTGCAAATGAACGTCCTATGGAATCAGTGCGTGTAGGACCTGGTTTGAATCAAGGTTATACTCATTTACCATCTGGTGGTTTCCAACAGCAGGCAGGTGAAGATTATATTATTGATCGTATGCCTCGTACTAATGACTTACGTGTTGCTACAAATCCTAAACTTACATATGAAGCACCTGTTGTTCCTGGACAGCATTTTATAGCTACTAGTGGTACTGCTGAAACTGTTGGTGAAGTTCGCAAATATACACCTGATAAGTTTTATTTAAATGAACATGGTGAACGTAATTTTGTCACTATAGGAGATGTAACAAAGCCTGTAGTTCGTTCAACTCAAGTTATTAAACACCAAACACGTCCTGATACATCAAAGGCATATGCTGGCTCTGCTGGTCAGGTAGAAGGTAAGTCAACATATACAGTTGCATCAACACGTACACCACTTGTAAAGCAAATGGGCTCATGGGGTTTCCGTAATGCCGATTTAACAGAAAATTTTAATCCTGATACAGATGCTCCTGAAAATGACTATGGTAAGAGTGGTTATGAAGTACGTCCTAATGAACGTTTTTATACTGGTGAGCGTGTTGTAGGAACAAACGTTGTTCCTGATGCTCGTGAAGTTGAATTACCACTCCAGGATAATGCTCGTCCTACACGTGCCGAAGAAACAATTCAAAATCCTCGTAGTGCCGGTAACTTTAGTGCTTTAGGAAATGTTATGGAAAAACCTACATTATATGATCCAAATGATCCATTACGTACAACAATTAAGGAAACTACTGTTGATAATGACTGGATTGGTATGGCTGCCCCTGTTGAAGCACAACCTAGATTAACCGTATATGATCCTAATGATGTTGCACGCACAACAGTAAAAGAAACTACAGAGGATAATGATTGGGTAGGTATGGCTGGACCAGCAGATATGGCTCAAAAACTTACAGTCTATGATCCAGACGATGTAGCTCGTGTAACTGGTCGTAATACACTTGATGATTGGGATTGGTACCGTAATATGGGCCGTGGTGGTGATACTGCTGAGGCTCCTGAAATACGTATTCAAGATGGTGTACGTCTTACACAAAAGGCTGGTATTTCAGCCAAGTCCGCGTGGTCTGGTCCTGCTATGGCAGCAAACGCAAAGGCTGAAAAGAATCGTGCTGATGCTTATGCAATGCGTCAATATGCTCAAAAAGAGAAAATTGCACAGGGTCGTAAACCTATGGGCAGCAGCGTTAAAGTATTTAACGGAGAAGATTATATTGCTCTTCAGTACCGTCGCATTGTTGCTGATTCAGTCAATGACCGCGAGCCTGGTTTGGATCGTGTAAACTCCTTACCTACAACAGCAGATATGCTTGGAGCTCAACGTCCACGCCCTGTCCTCAAATTGGATGTATCTGCTATTCGTAATGAACCTATTATAGTCAAGTCATTAGAAGATAATCCTTATGTCATTCCCCTACATAAAGCAGCTATGGTGGGTGGTGCTAACACAATCTAAACATTTATGTAATTATCTAAATAGTTCTATGACCGATGTTCCCAAGCCTATATGGCCAAGGTGGACATCGGACGATGGTATTGGAAGTATTGAGATTCTAGATGTTTTTGGTAATGATTTAACAGTTGTAAATGCTGCCCGTGTGTCATTTGCTAAAGAATCCTTAGACTTTGATGGAAAAGACGAAAAACTTATTAAATATTTGGCAAAACATAAACATGAC